CCGCCACCACTCTCGTTTCAATATCGCTCCCTCTTCAGCTGTCGGGTTCTGCATCCACTGCGCGTTCCATTTGCCCGCGGGCAGTGTTGCTTGTACCTTTTCCAACTCATCTAACTTCCAATACTCCGGCCACACGGGTTTGGCGTCCTTTGATCCGTGGTCCATGATCGCCGGAAACTCGACCACGTGCCATTGATCTGCCTTCGGTTCTGTCTGATTCTTGACCAACATACCTGTCAGATCTTTTGTCGTCCAACGGGTCATGACCAACACAATCTTGCCTCCCGGTTGCAAACGCTGTCGAGGACCCGATGTATACCACTCGTAAGCAGACTCCATTGCTGTAGGACTCAGTGCATCCTGTTCCGAGTGCGGGTCATCTATAATTAATAAATCCGCACCACGTCCCGTGATCGCACCACCGACGCCGGCGGCGAAGTATTCACCACCCTGTGATGTCTCCCAACGTCCCGCTGCTTTGGAGTCTTCCTGTAAAGTTGTTTTAAAAATTTTTGAATAGTCTTCTCGATCGATCAGGTTCTTGGCTTTACGACCGAACCTTATCGCGAGCTCTGCCGTGTGTGTTGCTTGAATGATCTTGAGTTTCGGCTCACGGCCCACCATCCATGCTGGCAGAAGATAAGATGCAAATTCAGATTTTGTATGTCTAGGCGGCATGTTAATGATCAACCGGTTTATTTCACCCGACGCCAATTTATTAAATTTATCTGCGATGTGTCTGTGGTGGGACCCCTCTACGAAATCAGGCCACACACATTTGACAAAAGACAAGAAGTCATTCTTCGCTTTATCTGCAGGTAATTTTTCTATATTTACCTTATTCAAGTCCATGGTACCAATATGTTTTCAGTATACACGAATGTGTAAAACATGCAATACAACCTAGAGTAGTGGGACCCCTTTTTGCAAAAAGGGGGGATAGGGTCGAAGCGATTAGTGATTTTTGGATTTGGTTCGGGACCCCTGGCGCGAGGGGCTATGAGGAAGGGAACAAACCAAACGCATAGTCCCCCGCGCCAGGGGTCAGTGTTTATTATTATTAATCTAGTAAGACCATATATGCTTTGGCATTGTGTTTCATAAACCAGTTTAAATGCTCTCGCATTTTACTCCAGTATTTACTAGCACCAGTGCCTAGTTCTCTGTCCTCTAGTGTTGCTAACATTTCACACATGAATAATTCATCGTGTCTTTTAGCCTCTTCTTTTGTTAGCATAACAGACTCACCATTGAATCTGTTTCTTCTCTCTTCTGTTCTACCTTGCATAGTTTCCTCGTAGTCTTCATTCAACAAGTTTTCCATTTCAGTAGTGTCAGGGTTTTTATTTGTTTTCGTCATATCCTATATTCTCATGGATTAAGGTTATTGTCAACCTCTTTTATTACTTTTGTTTTATAGTCATTGCCTCGCCAATCTTGTCTAGTTTCTTCAACTACATCTATCGGTGTTTCGAGCGCCTCTGGTCTTGGGTGTAGCCTGATAAACTCGTTCCAATGTGTAAATGCAAAATCATTCCAACAGCCTTGACTACAAAAATGAGACCACATAGTTCTCGCGTTCCAATTATTCTGGGCAATCTTTTTGGTCCTCAAAACCTTTGAGCCTTTGACCCCTCTTATTCGATCTTGGGTGTGTGACTTATGACATCTTGGACCATGGCACCAAACGTAATCCATTAGTGCCTCACTTTCCATGATTGAGATGCTGTTCTATATCCATGTGCATCTAAGTCATAATAAACATAATATGCAACACCTTTTTTTGATGTTCCATATCTAGATTTTTCGTCATGCTTTCCATGTCTAGTGATATGCTTTTTGTCTTTGTTTGAGTAGTAAGTTATATAAAATGTTTTAGTCATTTATGCCTTTCTGTTATGGGATAACCCTATAGGATTATCCCATAATTGTCAAATTAAAATGCTCAAAATGAACACATTAATTTATTGCTTGATTTTGCATTTGTTGTCTTGCAAATGCAATCTTTTCTTCTCTGGTCATGACTTTTTTATCTTCCAAAAGACTTGCTAAATTTTCTGGACTATAAATTGATAATGCCAAACTAGAACTTTCATTCATCATTGTTTCATTTAAAACAACACCAACTTTGTCAGCGAGTGCTTTTGCTTGGTCAAAGTATCTGTAAGATTTTAAACCTAATCTTAAAGTTTTCATTTTGCCTTCAACATAACTATACATTTGTTCATGCTCTTTAATTACATTGTCAGCACTTGCATTGTACATCTTAAAAAAGTTCATGGTGTTTTCATCAACTTTAAATTGTCGAGAGTGACAATAAGATGACCCTATTGTCCAAAGTTTAAAATCATTTTCCCACTTGTGGACTGGCTTTTGTATAGATTGATCTTCGTTAGATGAATTTTGAAATCCTAAATAACTATTGACCGAACTTTCATCAGCATAATATTTTGGATTTCTTTTTGAGTAATCATTATCAATAGACAATCTAAAATCAGGATTTAATCCTTTTGCTTTTAGTTCATCTCGATAATATGCTCTCGCAAAATTTCTACCCATGTCAAATCTTACATGAATTTCATCTTTTGCGTCATACTCTCGACCTTCATCATCAACTTTGATAATTGGTCTTTCAACATAGAAACAATTATCCTCGTACAACTCACCACCAGAACGATTGTATTTAGAAATCATTCTTCTAATTGTGTCAACGTCCTCTTGTGGTTGATGATATCTCACAACTTGTTCAATCTTCTCTTTTGCTTTTTCACGCATAAGATCGTATTGTTCTTTTGCTTGTACCAATTTGTCTTTTACTTTATCTTCGTAAAAAGACTGAAATTGATCAGCAATCACTTTTCGCTTTTCAGCGTTAAGTGTCATTCTTTTTTCTTTAGTCATTTATACCTCTTTCTTTTTTATTTGACATAATTTTTAAATTAGCACTTGACAATAGGATAGTCAAGGATTATATTACATTTAATTAATTTAAATGAACATTAGTTCGGTCTTAAATTAATTGGGACAACTTCTGGTTGTGGTGCAAAGTAGATTGAAAGAGATCCAAACGTTCGCACATCCAGAACTGATCCCTGGTCCAATGTGGCGGGCTCCATATATATGTGGGTATGACGCGTTGGGGATGAGATCCAATATTGGACCTGGGATCAGTGGAGAGGGCAAACTCTACTGATCCCTGATGCAACCTGAGGTTGTATCTAGGGTGCGACACTTTGTCTATTGACTTATGTAGGACTATCCTATATAGTGGGATTATCAGGTGCTAATGCATAACTCGAGTACAGCGCGAAGGAAAGGGCCTGATACTTAAATTATGAAAGTTATACAAAGATTAAAACCAAAACAAAAAGGCGCTTACCAAAAGAAATTAAAGAAGGTAAACCTAGATGTAAAAATCTGTGCCATACCTTATACGAGTTGGTACAGCCTAGCGATTAAATTTGGTGATCACCTTTTTTTAAAAGATGGCACCCTGGATTCGTTGCTGTATGATAGCCGAGATTTTTTTGATAAGCATAATTTGAACGGTTTTAAAAGTAAAAAAGATATTCTTAAAAATGCAACTCTGGTTCAATTACAGGGTGATAGCACTGATGAGAATATTCAAAAAGCACTAGGGGTCTGATCCCTGGTCTAATAGTAGTTGGATGTTAGTATTCTAGATTAACACCTTAACTCTCTTTAGAGACGCTGTTGGACCTGGGATCAGTCAACGCGCCGCCGCCGCTAGAACACAGGGACCCTGGCGTGGGCTGGTCAATTGTTTGTAGCCCGAGTGGTGTAGATTAAGCGGACAGGATCCTGACTACTGGCCAGCAAGCTACAAGCCTCAAGCTTCAAGCTTGACAACAGGTCCGGGATAGTGTAGGATGAATTTAGAAAGGAAAACATATGACTAAAAAAGATGGCAAATTACTTACTTTCGTTTTTGACAACGATAAATTTCAAATGACAGATACTGTCAATCAACACGGTATGCCAGATAAAGCCATGGAT